GACCCTATAGATGGACAAGAGCAAGGCGGATCGACTCAAAGAGACGATTCGGCTTCTCAAAGAACTGCAGCGTGTAGGAATTGGTGAGCGCCATGAAGGCTATTTTGAAATAAAGACTCTGTTGTCTAAGTGGGTTCAAGATGGAGAGAAGGCCGTTGCGACAATTGAACTACGGAATCACGGTCGTGTGGCGGAGATTACGTTGCCGAAAAGGGCGGACAAGGCAGCTTCTATTCATTTACGCGCGGTGAAGGATGCTGAGTAGATGGCGGGAGTTTTACGAACTACGTTTTCACTCTATAAGCTCCATATTGGATCTATCGCGTAAAGAACGAATCGCGGCTGATTCCACTAAAAGGCCCCCGTTGGCATATATACCATAGTTCATACCAGTATCAGTATTCTCTAACGCAAGGTGCCACAAAGTATATTCTCCTTTTGACTCCCATGGTTCCGCTTTTTCATCTAGCCAAGCCATTAATCTATATGTATTCTCTGTCACAAAGATTTTTCCAAGGTGTTTCTTGGTTGCATCACGTTCTGTATCCGACAGTGCTTTTACAAGAATGGAATGAGCTCCTGTTATATACAAATCGTCTGTAAGAGATGGATACTTTTCCTTTCGGCATACATATATCTTGTTTTCTGTTCTATCTGACGTTCCTGTATTGGAAAAGGTATATTTTCCGATGAGTTCTACTCTTTTATAGCCATGTTGGGATGTCTTTACAAGAGTTCCTTTACGAAGGGTCTCAATCGCAACATATGCTTCTTTTCCGTCTACTAGACAACAAAGGCTAGAACCCTCTAAAAAACAGGGAGTTGCTGGATAAAGATAATAACTCCCGTCCGAATTTAAAGTATTTCCTGTTACATATACGACAAGTTGGGAAGAGGATCCTGTACTATTGGAAGCAAGTCTCCATGAAGAATATCCACCCTGTGTTTGTACGGTAAATCCTCCACTCGCAGCAATCATATTTGTAAAGGCTAATGCATCCGTTTCTGTAGGATAATAGATAAGCGGCGAACCAACCGGAAATCCCTGTTCACTCATAGGTCCAAGAAGAAGCCTTGGTATACCCTGTGTGCCCTCTGTTGTATGAGAAAGTCCTTCGGAGAATACATATCCTTCCCCCGCTTGAATAGGATATGATGTTCCATCGAGTATAAAAGAACCAGGGGAGCTTGTTAGATATACCAAATACGTGTTTTGAAAAGAAGCTTCACCCGAATCTACGTGAGGAGCGGTATCTCCTTTGATCCATCTCATTGGAACATCCTTTCTATCCAATATATTCAATCCAATACGATGAGATAGAATTTGCTTTACAGATTCTGGAAGTTCCATTGTAAAATATACGTTTGCCTTGGTTTCCAACTCTCTTCTTGCATGTAACACCGCGGGGTTTGACACAATAGACTCTATAACATCCGTTGAAAACACGGTATGGTGATTCATTCTATATGTTTTAGAGAATAAAGATTCCCGATTCAAATAAAATATGAAACGGTATATGCGAAGCTGTAAAGCGCTGGCCATAGAATGAACCCTTAAAGCACTTATCCGAACACTCTACAGAATGGCCTCCAGTCGTGCAGGTCTCACAGCCGAGGGCGCTCTATATGAGGCCGTCGCCCGTGGGAATAAAGACGCATATTTCTTTCAGGATGACCCGGACAAGACACTGAATCCGTTTGAAAATCGGTATGATAGGATTCCTCCGTTCATCCATGAACTCCGAAGAATTCCTCCGCTGAATGGTGCCGAGTTTGGGCGCAGTTGTGAGTTTGAATTTGAGATAGCGGGGGACTTTTTTGTGAAACCCACAGTGTTGATAGATCTTCCCAGCTGGCTTCCTCCTGTAGAAGCCGAAGCCAATCTTACGCAGCCTGTTACGGATCTCTCAGGAAATACCTACGGCTACACGAATGGAATTGCCTATTTTCTTTTTAAGAAAATCCAAGTGTATCAAGACAAACTCCTCCTACAAGAATACAGTGGCGATGCCCTATTTGCCTCGCGTGCCTCGCGTGGAACGTTGAACTCGGCCTATTTGGAGAATAGACTTACCGGCTGGCATGATGGCTCTGTGGCGAGTATTGGATATAATGCAACTCCTGGGCGCCTTCGTCTAGAGCTCCCCTTTTTAGGAGGTCGCAACGGATTTCCCAGCATTGCTATGCGCCGACAACCATTCAAGTTGCGTCTCGAGTTGCGCCCATTAGAAGAGATTGTAGAGACATCGGATATGACTGTGACAAGAGCCCCGACACCTTGGGGTTCTATAATGAAGCTGGGTGCTAAAACATGCAAGGCGTTAGTCCGAACTGAGATTGCGTCACCCACTCTTCAATTGGAAACGCGACATGTGTATGTGGATGGAGAGACACAAGTCGCACTTCGTGTGGATCCAATAGAAATTCCCTATAGTCATTTATATGAAAATACATATACATTTGGTCCTGCCGACTATGCCCCGCTTGTAAAAGGAGTCCCATCGCTGGTCACACGGCGCGTAGAAGCCCAGCACCCCGCCAGTCGCCTTCTCTGGTATTTACGCACGCAGAATGATTTGAGAACAGGTCGGCGCTGGCGCTTTTCACCATCTCCTGACACGGAATATTATCTCGGTCAATCTCTTGTTATAGCTGGACGTGATCGAGAAACGTTTTTTAATTCCTTCATCTGGAATTCTCTCACACATCATGCGAAAGAGGATAGGGATTGTGGCGCAGGTATCGGCGAAATGTCGTGGGATCTCGGAGATATTCGTGGACGCCCCCCTTTTTACGAGCGCCAACCAGAGGGTTCTATTAATTTCACAACTGCGGATCGGCCTACACTGTATACAAGCTTGGCCACCGCGCCGAATGATACCTTTTTGGGTTCTCCAAGCACAGAGATGACGGCCCTTGTAGATACATGGAGCCTATACCGAATAGAACATGATCGTGGATTTCTGAAATATGGAAACTAGAGTGGGTGACTTAAAGCTAAGGCTCCACTAATATATAGAACCCCATGCAAACACTTCGTATGAGCGGATGGCTTTCTGCCAAAGTAGATGATTTGAAGACGGCGACGGCGGCGGATATCAATTCAGAAGATGCCGGTAACATTGGCCACTATTACAAGCTTATGGCATCTAGAGGTGTTGCATCACCACCTATAGCTACAATTGTATATGTGGCAAAGGTTGACATGTTCGAGGGAAATCAAGTGATGCACTTTTTAAAGGCGACAAATATGCCTCACACCTATGAGATTTACAATAACAAGTTGACACCCTATTGTGTAAAGGAGGTAGAATCACACGGACCGGCCCAGATTGATGCGCGAGGGTATGGGGCGATTTTACCGTTCATGTATAATGGCGGTGTCAACTATATTCAATGGGAGAATGATGACGGATCTTACTCGCAGATTTTGACGAATGTGGATGCCCAGATTACCGCTGCAAAGGGGGGTATGGACGATGTGAATTTACCGAAGCCGAATTATACTCCTGATATGGCGACGTTGGGGCGCGGAGCTCAGCGTTTTTATAAGGATGTTGACCTTTGGGGGCAGGAGACGATTGATATGTTTAAAGAGCTCGGTATGAAGACATGGGAAGTTGCCATGAATCCCATGTTTAATGGGCGTGAGAATCTCGTAGGGGACAAAACGCAGTTTCGGCATTTTTTGGAATGCCTACAGACGCAATTTGAAGAGGCGATTCATGACAATAAGCTCAGGATTATTGGTATTTTTATGGAGGGGAATACTCCCACGCGCTATGAGACTCCTTACCAGTTTCAGAATGAGAATTCGGAGCATTTTGATGATTTGGAGGAAGTAATTACCACATCGGGGCGCTATAATTTGGTGGATGAGTTTAAAATAGAATGTAAAACAATGGAGGCCGCAACCGCCGATACGAATCCCTTTTTAATTGCCAGATTCAAAAAGTCATCCGGTGAGTATTTATATTATAAGTGGACTATGGCAGGAGGGAATGGGAATTACAAGTCTAATTTGTTACAAGAACCGGTGGAGAACTTTGAACCCGATTTTGAGATAGTCTATGGGAGATCGCCAGATGCGATGCGATATGCCGATGTAATAAAGTCACTGGATCCTATGGAGAAACATGCGGCTCAATATGAATCGATAGAGACATATGCAAATGGCGTGTATGTTTCGTTGAGTGGTATGCGGGTGTCTTTAAGGCCCATTCCAGATGGAGGGAAAAAGGTGGCGAATACATTGGACAAGTCGGTTCAACGCATATTCCTGAATATTCTGACGAAGCGCATCAAAGATAAGAAATATATTCACTTACAGGATTGGAAGGAGACGTCGCGGTTTACTAATATCAATAATCCCTGTGAGAATCCTCTGATTTTCGCACTTCACGCTATGCAATGTTTCCAGAGTAGAGCTTTCAAGAATAAGACTGTCAGGACAGAAGAGATGTTTATTGAGGCGCTTGGGTCGAGTGCAGTATTTGGCGGTGATCCTGGCGCGAGTCAAAAGGGGCGAAATCAGGAGGCGCAATTTGGTCGCTTGATGGAGCGGGAATTTCCTGAGATGGAACATGTGATTGGTGATAAGGATATTAAGCGCGATGTGTTGGGGCTGGATTTGAGCTCGCAGGGAAATCAGGCAATTGATACTCTTCATCGTATAGAGAATGAGGGACTTTGGATTGCAACCCAGGTGAAAACTGGGGAACGCGATAAGGATGCGGATTTCCATAATTTCGTGAATACATTCCGTCTATTGCGCGAGAAAGCCTTAACGGAACATTCCCGTTGTTTCGGAATCCTCATTCACTATAATGGGCTCAAGAGTCCAGCTGCCTATGAGATTCTTTCAAAGGAAATTGGAATTTCCGTGCTTTCAAAGTCGAAGGATGAAACGCGCGAGATATTCGAGCAGCGCTGCGTGGATCACATTCGGAGCATACAGAGATTCTATCAGACCCTATAATTCGTAAAAATGGGTTCATATCCTGTATCACTCAATGAGGCGCGTTGATAGCCAATACGCTTTGTGAATGCGAACCATCTCGCGGAAGGTTGTAGACTTTTCCAGGCCTGGTCATTTGCATAGAGCCAATGATGCCCTGTCTTTTCTAGAAGAGCTGCGGATCTTTCATATAACTGAATAAGTGTATCATAGAAACGTGCATTCACAATATATGCGGATGCGGCCTGGGCATCTATGACTTTTATGAGGTGATCCGTATATGCTTCCTCTTTATTCATGGCATACGCTAGCATACATACGTCAAAGTCGGGTTCATTCTCAAACAAATGGCGAATCTCGTCCCAGAACTCCGATTTGCTCACGATTGGACTAAAATCATCCTCAAAGACGAGAACATTTTTTAGACCCAGCGTTCGGGCCTCTGTTAGAACGGCAAGATGAGATAAGCAACACCCTATAGCTCCTGGTTTTCGTTCAAACGCAGAAAAGCGCTTGAACGGTAGCTCGATATCCGCCATTCCTTTTGTGAAATCTTCCAAGCGATCCGTTCGCCGATCCAGATTTATTACATAGACGCCCCCGAAATATTCTGGCGCGTTCATATATTATCTATATGTGGATGATTCTAAGCCCCTTATGGAAGCGCTATATGCTTTTTCTGCTGCCTCCGTGCCGATCTATACGTCTGGATGAGATTGAGTAATTGATCTGTGCTGAGTTCGGCCGTGCCACGTTTAAATGCATTCCATACCGCTTCACACCCCTTTTCGCACACGGCGTAATCTTTCGCGGCAAAACTGTGCGCTATCAAAAGACGTAATGGTTCCTGTGGCCTCTCTCTTGGTTCTACATAATTCACGATCATTTCCTGGTAATCTCCGTAATAGACATCAAATATATGCCGATTCTCAAAAAATACTAGCGAAAAGAGTTGTTCGTCGGCGTGCCCATACCCAAGCTCTAGCATTTGATGAAACTTTTCCTCAATCTTATCACAGAATGTATTCATATATGTAGCGGCCCCTGTAAAGAATCCACTACAAAGAGAACAACGCCCCCATTTGAAATACTCGGCAGTGTTTCGCACGAGGGCTTCTGGCTGATAGTCAATATAACATGTGCTGAATTTGTCCCTGTTCTGAGTCCATACGTCATCCAATGTCATTACATTCTTCCAACCCATTCGCTCAATACATATATTCAGCCAGGCAAAATGCGTGGACCCAAACGGATTCTCGGCAAGAACCCGTTTCATCATCGCATATCGTGCCATACAGAGAAGATAATACGACGCTGTATTTCGGTCGTCAAATGCGTAGGGATTTCTTCGCCGGTTTGCCTGGATTCTGGCACGGAATTGCGTGAGAGGAAAGTCCTCAAACGACATTGAAATATACTTTGTCTTGGAAGCTAACCAGGGTGGTCGCATCGCTCGTAATAACTCTAGAGATTCCGGCTCACAGAATACTACAAGATTCTGCTCAGTAGAAAGAGTAGATTTCGCACTGGCAAGATAATGCTGGGAAGGACGCGCCTTGATAGATTCGGATGCATCGGGCATCTTTGTCAAATCAAAATACGCCGTGACAACCGTCCAGTTGTCTGGAACTTTTACTGCGGGCCATAGCTCGGAGGGAGTGAATCGAAGAATCCCAGTTCCTGACCAGTGACCCAGATCCGTAATATCCACCTTATCTTCCACAGGAATCTTATACCAGAAATTATCCCGCATTTCTTTGAAATACCAGATATCATCACATATGACAAATCCCTGATACGATTCACCCTTTAGCCATTGATAGAATTCATACTCACGGGTTCCTTCATGCGGATCAATATCTAAAAATATGAATGCAGATCCCAGCAGCTTTTCCTTCCATATTGCCTTTCCAGCATCCGACATTAAATCATCCGTGTGATAACTAAGATTTGGCACAGAAGGAAGAGTATACATATGTTGAAGATCAAAGGAATATATGTGATTCGTGCTTGAACCATTCGAAAGAGCAAGGCCCGACGCTCCACGATGTGTGCCGATATCAAAAATGTCGCGACCTCGATACAAGGAACTCAAATACGATAGAAGTTTATAATGTTGTTTGCCGGCTACATCTTTAAATTCAGACCAGTGTATCGCAGACGTTGTGTGCTGATTCTCTAGGAAATCTAATTGTATACTTTCAACTGTAGATTTCATTCTTATGAATCATATTTCTTCTACTTTAAACCGTATGAGGTCTAAACAAAACCCCACACAGTAGTCAGAGAATGTCGGCTGGGCCTTCCATACAAGAAGTAAGCGCATATTTAAAGAAAAATCGCGTCCTTGAAACATTTCAAACATCAGGATCAGGATCAGGATCAGGATCAGGATCAGGATCAGGATCGGGATATCCAACCTGGCGCGTTCGAATGCCCGCCGCAACACCTATTACGGCTGCTAAAGCGCAAAATATAGCTACTTCCGATGATATATACGATATTCAGTATGAATCACCCGTAGAAACAGCAAAAAGGCCTTTGGGAACAATCAAGACGCTCTTAGATTTAACAAATAGAGAGGCTCAAGAGAACGACCTATTTCCTCTTGGAACAGAAAGTACATGGTTTGCACGAGATACAGAACGACGTGTTCTCGCGTTTACGCCCAGCTTACAAGAGATTCCATTGCGGGGTCCTGGCGCGTTTGGCCAACGGTTTTCTTTCGATATAGGTTCCCTTATTGTAGGCGATCTCCTATTAGGAACCGTCCTTCAAATACGACTAGATCATTGGCTAGACCCCCAAACACAATTATTATATGAAGCTGCTAAAATTACATATGATGTATCGGGGATGGCATGGGAATATGCGAATAGTCTCGGCACGGTTATTATACAGCAGGCGGAACTAGAAATAGATGGAAAAACAATTGAGACGATTGATGGGGATTTTATAAACGTATTTAATCTTCTCTATACAGATTTCAATGAACAATTTGGAGTCGCATATGATCATATTGGGCGCATTCCAATGGCAAACCTTATGGCCGAACAGGCCCCGCGTCAATATCCTACAGAGGGTGGGACATTGAATTGTCTCTTACCCTTTTTTTATATGCGTTCCCAGCGTCAAGCAGCTCTCCCGATGATTGCCATACGTGAAGGCCTTGTGAAAATTCATATTACATTGAGACCCTTTGACGAATGTGTGCGGCAACTGCGCGGATATCGTGATGCATGTACATCTACACCTTTATCCATATCCATTCCATTTCATCAAGGCGCTACTCCATTGATTGCGAAAACTATTGCAAACCCCCCTGACTTTCGGTTCGTCCAGCTTCTCACCCAAGGCGCGATTGTGAACGGGCCCTTTCGGCAGCGAATGCTTCATTCTCCTTTTGAGATTCTGCATAGAGAAGTCCAAACATTCTATTTTGAAGAACCACTCAAGTATGCGATTGGGAAACGGTCCGATATAATTCGCATACAACTTCCTCTAGAGGCGAATCATCCCTTGGAAGAAATTATCTGGTTTGTGAGGCGACGGGGTGTGCGCGAGAATAATGGCTGGACAAATTACACGTCTGTATTGGAAGCTGAGTGGAATCCACGCAAGGCCGAACAACCTCTTCTACAGAATGCAATACTCCAGGCGAATGGTATATCTATATGCGATGCCGATGAACAGTATTATCGCCAGCTCATTGCATCGGCCCATCGAGGAGGAATCATTGCGTATAATAATTTTGTATATGGGTATCCATTCGCGCGAACTCCGGGGGAACATCAGCCAACAGGTAGTTTTAATGCGAGTAGAGTGAATTCGCTGCGCCTTATTTTGGACGTCAAACCACCTGGAGGAGTCCTAGACGGAAATTGGGAAGTGAAGGTGTTTTGTATTGGACTGAATTGGCTCCGATTCGAGAATGGATTAGCAAACCCAATGTTTGATGATTAAATATATATCATATATAGAATGAGCCTAAATAAGAATTATCTCACAAATGTCGCCACGGCTGTATCTGGACAGCAGGGATTTATTGGAAATTCGGTGGAGGAAGAACGAGTATATAAAATGTCACTTGGCATACTACTTATATACGTTCTGTTCCTCATCGTTTTCGGATTAGGAGCAGCACGTCTTTCTTATACATACAACTTGTCTATTGGGAATTCGGGAGGTGTTGCCATTTCATACGCTGTATTAAATTTCTTCTTCAGTTCCTTCTATTATCCATTCTATGCGTTCTTCCTGGATCCAGTTGGAAAAAGACGACAGCGTTAGTGTTTGCGCCGAGTCCGACGTCGTTCATTAAAGTAGTCTTGAAAACCATTCGTGCTGTATCCATACTGAAATAACATGGATTCAGCAGGAATTGTTACCTTTTCATGGAGCTTGGGATCTTTAATTCCTCTCCAATGCATGGGGTAAAAATACTTCATAGGATATATATGCACATCTGGAAATGAATCCCGTGTTGTCAAATACACGCGTGAGACATATAGGGGCCCGACACGCTTCCATGCGGCTTCGTTTGCCTCTCGTTCAGCATTGGATACAATCCCTTTTAAAAGCTTTTCAATAAATGGATGGTCGGATGTAGCACCAATGATGCCATTTGCAACAAGACGTTTTGCCCCGCGTATTTCTGGGCCAAAATCTCCCAATTTCTTACTATCGGCTTTGGAAATGTGTTCCCAGCCGAAAAACACGGCGGCCTTATTTTTTTCCAGAAATTTGGAAAACTTTAAAGGTTTCATAACAACGGAGTCCGCGTCAATATAGATTCCTCCAAACTTATACAATGCGAGAAGGCGAATAATATCCGCGCGACCGGCCATTTCCTTCCGGAATTTTCCGTATTCACGCCGTAGACCTGGTATAGAATCCCAATCAAGAGTATCTACATTGGTATCGGTCCATAGTTTATATTCATAACCGTATTTTTTAGCAAATTCGGTGACTGTATTCATCCACTCCGTAGGCTGCGCGTTTTTTCCGAGCCATATTTGATGAATATACTTTTCTATTCCACCACTGGTGGTCTCAGACATCTTCCTGTTCTAGTAGTAGAATGTTTATAGCTCTAGTTGCGGCAAGTATGAATTGCATCGCTATGGCACAAGATGTCATAGGATCTGTTGGCTGTTCTATGTCTATATGCGTATTCGCAAATGCATATTTGCGGTTTGGATCTGGGTCTGAAACATCCGTGAATGCATGGGGCCTGTTTCAACAACCGTGGTATTATTCTATTACAGCTTCTACATGGTATAAACTTACCTATTCCAATTATCCGCTTGATACAGCTATAGGTCTTGGATCGGGTGGGCCCAATTGGAGTGGAGCTACCATTGTGGATATCTATTCTCTTACAAATACCGCTGCTAGCACAAATTATTCAGGATTTATTGTTGATAGTAGTGATACGACTAAATCGGTGGGACACGGAAGCATAGTATCTGTGCGTAAATTTACAGTGTTAGGACAATCGATGTTTCTAGAAAATACATTTTCATTGGGCGCGAATGAGAGTTTTGTCCGGATTATTACTCGTATTATTAATAATTCTAGCGGGTCCCTACAAAATGTAATACTTTGGACCGGGACACGCGATGATTACGTAGGAACGACAGATGTAAATACGAAAACACGGGGTAATCTGAATACTGGGAATTTTACAGCTGTAACGGCAAACAATCAGTCATCGCGTGCCATTATGATCACGAATACGAATGAGGGTGTGCTATTTTATTCCGAAACACCGGGTGTGATGACGGCCTATGCCTTATGTTGCTCTTTTTCGAATGCGTATAATACATATCCTCTATCGCTAGCTCCTATGACACTCACCCCTACGGATGGATCCTATGCAGCTGTTCTCCCAATTGGAAATGTCTCTATGGGTGATTCTGGAAGTATTACATGGTATTACGCAGCGGGGGCAATATCTTCTTTAAGTTCCGTGGCACAATCTGTGGCAGTGGCTCAAGCAGTATTTGCAGGAAACACGGCGAGTAGTTCTACGGCGACGAGTAGTTCTACGGCGACGAGTAGTTCTACGGCGACGAGTAGTTCTACGGCATCTCCGAAGCCATCTGCCTCAGTGAGTGTCTCGGTATCTTCTAGTAGCAGTTCAAGAGTTTCCAATTCTGCCTATAGCACTCGCACATCCACAGCTTCTGTATCTGTAAGTAGATCTGTATCCGCGAGTGCGGTTCGATCCGCAGTTCCTACATGGACGCTGATACCTACTATATCTCCAGTGCCAACAAGTAGTCCATCTCATTCTTCGTATGGGAGTTCATTTGCCACACTTACAGGAACTGCGTCGGCATCCGCTACGGCCACTTCCACACCGACACAAACACCTTCTACGACATCAACTCTTGCGATAAAAGTATTAATCGCAGAAGTCCCCCCCATCTATGTGAATTTCACACCCTCTTTTACGACGAATATTATAGAAATCAATAAGACGGATAATTTAGTGTATATTCCAATCAGTCTTATACTTGTCGCAGGAATCGCATACATTTGTTGGAAGAATAGAGCCTCCAAGAAAAAGACGCCCCCTGTCACAGAAGCTACACCTGTCGTGGAAGCGGCAAATTCGTTCAAACACCCTAAAGGGAAAATACAAATCCGAATGCCTATAAAGGCGGTCTAAGCATTCCATCTCTCATGTAAGAAGATGGTAGCGTCCCTGCTGCGAGTTATTTACGGAGGAATCCAGGATTCTAGATTCCTCTGTCAAAAAGGGAAACCAAATATTCGTTTTTTTGTAAAAGCAATAATCCGTGCGGGAAGATTCACTACGCAATGGGTTCGCCTAGATTTTGACAAGCTCCCGACACTTGGGACTACTTCTGTTATTACGCTTCCAAGAAAGGGGCATCTTATTTCCCGACTATATCTTGTAACAACGCTTCCAGATATAGCAACTCCACAACTAGCCGCCGCAGATTGGTGTACGGCAAATGGAAAAACGTTCGCGGGTCCTACATTCGGTTGGACGAATTCGGTGGGTCATGCCCTACTTCAATCTGCCACGATAGATATTGGTGGGTCTCGGGTAGAACAGATTGATGGACGACTCTTAGAAGTGCTAGATGAGTTTTACACGCCCCTGGAGAAAGTGAGTATCATGGATAAGCTTCTTCCGCGAAATTCCTCCAACTTTACACCCGATCAATTTGGTTCTACAACGGCAACCATTGCCACAACGCCCCTTCCGTTTTGGTTTTCATCTGGAGATGCTGGGACATTTCTGCCCATTGATGCGCTTCAGTCCGATCCCGTGAAACTTAGTATTCAGTTTCGGACAGCAGGCACAATCTATACAAGCACGGGGCAAATGTCGACGGATAATATACTTAGTCCTCCTATAGGTGGAGAAGCCTATTTTCCTATCGCAACATCCCCCTTTTATTATAATGATCCTTCGGGAACTTCTGTCGCAGGTCTTCATTATGGTTATCCAAGCCATACAACTCTAGTATCACCCATTCCGAATATTACAATGCCCACGACCCAAAGTCTTCAAGTTCTTGGAGATACGTATATTATGGCCGAATACATATATTTGGATGCCCCTGAAGCCAATCGATTTCGTTTGGCAGATATTCAAGTTCCGGTCTTACAGCATTATGCATTCGACCCTGTGGATACAAAAGGTGGAGCTTCCGCGAATTGTTATCTGAAAATTCCAAATCCCACGCGCAACCTGTTTTTCTATCTACAGCGCTATGAAGCACCTTACTATAATGCCCCCTTTTTGGCCACAAGAGATCTTTCAGGCGCAGGCACGGCTACACCTTGGTGGCCCAATGCGAGTAATATAGATACACGTGTATATACACATCTTATTCCTGGTTTTGTAGATCGGAATTCAGAACCTGTGAGCGCTATTGATCTCATTTATGAAGGTAAGCTCTATAGATATAGCACTACAACGCCTTCGGTATTTCGATCGCTTATTCCTATAAAAAAGACACCCTGGCTTCATAGATATTATTATAATTTGCCCTTTGCGTTACAATCTGGATTTCTCCCACCAAGCCAACCATGTGGTGAGGGCAATTTAGATAAAATTGTAAATATTAATCTGAAAGTGGAATTGGCCCCCTTGGCTGGATATACCACCACATATAATGTGCCGAGATACCTAGTTCATGTGTGGGCAGAAACGTATAACATATTTCGTGTGTATGGTGGGCGGGGCGGAATGATGTTCGCGTATTAAATTAGCGGGCTCTCTTTCTTGTTTTCAGTGTTCTCTTCTCTTTTTTCAATCGCAACGTTCCTCCAAAGCTAAGTGGATTCTTTGTAATAATAGATCTAGATGTACTAGTCATACCTGGATTCATTGTAGGAGGTATAAACGGAGGCAAATCTTCACCACTGGATGTTTTCACGAATGGATTAAACGCAACGCTAAGTGGATTCCGTTTAGTAATATTAGATGTAGGCGCATTTTCATTTGCATTAGACGCAACCCTAAGTGGATTTAGTACATTTGTATGATTTCTCTTTTTAGTATTATTTCCATTAGGTATAAACGGAGGCAAATCTTCACCATTGGATTTTTTCACCAATGG